TTGAGTATTACTATTCCAATCATTGATTTTAATCTTACGAGTTCTTAAAACTTTGGAACCCTTAGTACCTCGCACTCGATCTAGTGTGTGTTTTGTATGACACTCTGGACCATGGCACCAATTAAAGTCGCTCATATTTTACTCCCACTCCTTTTTCATTCGTTTCATTTCGGAATAAAGTTCGTGCATGTGTCTAACATCACAACTTTCAATCCACCTTACCAACTCTTGACGCATTGATTTTTGTTCTTCATAAACTTTCGCTCTATTGCTATCAATAATCTCGAAGTGTTCTTCTTTTAGTTCTGCCATATTATACCTCATTTATAAAATAATTAACTGCTGTTGTGTATCGGTTTCTGTATGTATCAAAAAAAGTAATACACTTGTCGCCTTTACTTGTAATCCACTCTTTAGATTTATCGTCAAACTTTCCAAATCTAACTTGGAACTTGTTATATTTTTTCATAAACCAACCAACTTTTATATTTGTGTTTTCTTTTATCATACTTTCCTCACTTTCTTAATATAGGACTATCCTATCATGGATAGTCCTATAAGACAACAACTAATTTGTCGCAGTTTGTTGCATTTGCTGTCTTGCAATCGCAATCTTTTGTTCTCTTGTTAAAACTTCCTTATCTTCCAAAAGACTAGCCAAATTTTCTGGGCTATAGATTGACAATGCTGTTGAACTACTATCATTCATCATTGTTTCATTTAAGACAACACCAACTTTATCAGCTAATTGTTTTGCTTGGTCAAAAGTACGATAAGATTTTAAACCTAATCTTACTTTTTGCATTTTGTCCTCAACATAAGAATAAATTTCCTCATGTGCTTTCTTGACTTCATCTGCTGATTGAACATACATTTTAAAAAATTCTAATGTATTTTCATCAACTTTAAATTGTCTTGAATGACAATAATTAGAACCAATAGTCCATAATTTAAAATCATTGTCCCACTCATCTTTGGGATAAGATTTATTTCCTGATACATCATTCCTTGAATGAGAAAAACCCAAATAATTATTTACTGCAGTTTCATCAGCATAATATTTTGGATTTCTTTTTGAGTAATCTTCCTCAATAGATAAATGAAAATCAGGGTTCAAACCTTTTGCCCTCATCTCATCACGATAATAGGCTCTTGCAAATTGTCTGCCCATATTAAATCTAATATGGGTTTCCTGATTGTCATTATATTCTCTACCCTCATCATCAACTTTAGTAATTGGACTTGAAACATAGAAACAATTATCTTCATACAATTCGCCACCTGCTCTACTATATTTGTTAATCATTGATCTAATTGTATCAATGTCCTCTTGAGGTTGATGATATCTTACAACTTGTTCAATCTTCTCTTTTGCTTTCTCTCGCATAAGATCGTATTGTTCTTTTGCTAGTTTCAATTTATCTTTTATTTTATTTTCATAAAATAATTGAAATTGATCTGCAATTATTTTTCTTTTTTCTGCATTTAAAGTTATTTTTTTCTGCATATATTTTCCTCGCTTTCCTGATTTATATTACTAAATAAATGTGGCAAGATTTTGTCTTGCCACACAAATAATTTAAGCAACTTCCTTATTTAAAACTAAAGGTTCCTCGTTGCTTGTTAAATACTCATCAACTTTATTTAAGTGATAAGTAATGTCCTTGTCCTCATTTAATTGTTCATAGGCTAAAAGTTTTCTGGTAGCCTCTTCCAAACTAAATGCTTTCTCTTTCATAATTTCATAAGTAGAAAAATTTCTATGTTGCCAATTATTCTTTTTGATTATGAAAAATTTACTTTCTGTACTCATACTTTCCTCACTTTGTTATGTTTTATTTTAAAGATATTATTAATTAAAAAATCAGGAATGTAATAATCAACATCATCTATAATACTTTCACTTTCCCAAATTTCTTTGGCAAGGTTGAAAGAATGTGGAACAACATTATATATTGCACTACTGATTTTTATATTTTCTTTTTTAACTTTCATGCTGACAGAATATAAAAACATTGTGGCAAGAATATGTTTAAACAAAAAATAATTTTGAACAGATTGACGCACCTGCGACATATTGTCGCAGTGACAATTTTTTTCTTGACTTGGCACTTTTTGTCGCACCTAACACTTTGACATACTTTTGCCACAATCCTATATTATTATATATTTATTAATTTAATTTACTTGTTTAGATAATTAAATTGATGCGATCAGTACCTTGCTAACTGAACCAATGGTATCGAGTTATGAGAGGTGCTGATCCCTGGTCCATCTTGTGTCTACGGAGAGGCTAACCACCAAGGCACGCTAAAGGTTACCAAGCTTTGATGGATGGACCTGGGATCAGTAGGCTGGAGCGACGCTTCGTTAAATAACGCGGCTGGCCTCACTGGTCCTGATCCCTGGTCTATTGTGCCCCAGTAATTACGGGCTGGCGCAAGCCAAGAGAACAATGGACCTGGGATCAGTAGGTCTGCAGGAAATAGATATACATCCCTGCTGATCATTGAGCGGCGGTTAATCTTGGCGTCAAGTGGCACAGGCCCAGGCGCCAAGCAAAATAAAAACTTGAAAAATTTCAAGTGAGTAATTAAGTAAGAATTATAAAGTGAGGAAATTATTATGACTAAATTATGTGCAACATGTGAAACACCTTTATTAAAAGAGGAACTACCTGAGAATAGGATGCCTGTACCAATCCCATTCCATCCGATGCCCCATGAATTAGAATGCATGGTGTGTTATTTTAAACGAGCGGATCTTGACGGTAAGTCTGAAGATCCTGGGCTGCAAGAAGAGCATAAAAAATTTATTAAGCGAGAGCAGGAACTAAGACGTAAAAAATTTTCATAATGCTTAAGAATACAAAAAATACAGCTAAGTTTGGAAAGCTTCTAGAATTAATCTCCAAGCTTAAGATGGACGCTCATGAAAACAAACCAATCAATCTGCTAACGCTGCAGGCCATAGAAGACAAGGCTGAGTCTCTGTTTATTGCTTACAAAAATTATGTAACACCACAAATGAAAATCAACAGGCAATTGAAATATTTAAAATATAAATCTTTTGTGGAGGGAAAGAAGTGAAGCATCAAGCAACAAGCGACAAGCTGCGACATTTTGTCGCAGGACAATTTGGCAAATTGACAAAGACTCAAGCGACAAGCGACAAGCTGCGGCAACTTATCATCTACCATAAACCAGGGACCAAGGTTAAAAATAGATTCAAAAGAAAGAGGTAAAAATATGAATACAACAGAAGCATTAAAACTAGTGGGAGGTTTAAGTAAGCCCTCAAAAATGCCTGGCTGGGCCTATGGTATACCAGCGGCTGAGTGTAAGACTGGCAAGAAGCTGCAGGAAGTTGTAGGCTCAACGTGCGAAGGATGTTACGCCACAAAAGGCTGTTACGTCTTTCCAGTTGTACAAGCAGCTCAGTATAGAAGACTGGCGGCAATTAAAAATCCATTATGGGTTGGAGCTATGGCTCTTCTAATTAATTCAAAAAAATCTAAATGGTTCAGGTGGCACGACTCAGGAGACGTGCAGGACGTGGACCATCTTCTAAAAATTTTTGCAGTCTGTAAGCTCACACCTGAGACCAGACACTGGTTGCCAACACGTGAAGCGTGGACGCAAGACTTCCTGGACCAGGTACCCGAGAATCTTACTTTAAGATTTAGCATGCCAATGGTAGACCAGCCTGCTGCTGGTAGCTGGGCCAATACTTCAACAGTTGTATCAGGTGAAGGCCGAAGCTGCCCCGCTCCTGATCAAAATAACGAGTGCAAGGATTGCCGAGCTTGCTGGGATAAATCAGTTCCAAACGTTGCATATGGTAAACACTAAAAATGTGGCGCCATCCGAAATATTACGAAGAGCTCAAAAAGATCCGAAGGCTCCATGAAGCCAGGATCAAGCAGCAAGCGTCAAGCGACAAGCAACAAGCTGTAAAGGATCAAGCGTCAAGCGACAAGCGTCAAGCTCCCAAAGACTCAAGCACCATGGAGCAGGAATCCCAACCCGAGGAATAAGGCTCAAGCTTCAGGCCACAAGCAACAAGCTCTCTTATATCTTTACCTTCATAAAGTTTTGGAAGCTTAAGAGAGGCATCCAAAACTAGGATATAGGTATTGAGTGGATGTTTCACATGAAACGCAATTTGATGCGGTGAAAATTTAATTTTGTTTGTTGAAGTAACCTTGAGCTCTACAGTGAAAAAGTGGCAATTATTATTATAGCCCAATAGATCGGGAGTACCAGGAACACTAAGGTTTTCAATTCTAATCCACGAAATATTTTTAATTTTTGTTTTAACTTGTCCATAAAATTTAGTCTCTGGTTTCACTACAACAGGCTAGCCAATTTTCTTTAAAACTTTACCCATATTCCAGGTTTCAGCTTGAACAGTAAAGACAAGTCGGTGAGTTTCTCTAGCGCCTAATAATTTATTTTCTAATAATTGTAAAGTGGTAATGTCATAATACTTACCATCAGGAAGACAAACTTGAACTCTAGCATTACCAGTGTGGAGGTTACCCTTCATCATCTTATCTAAAGTCTGTCTTAATAATCTTCCATTCATAACTTTTTTCTGGCGCCCAGTATCCACTACTCTATGCGGCCTTAATCGTTAGTTGTAGTTTCGTAAGCCGACGCCAGCGCATACAAAATATAGTTGTCTTACGCCATGTTTAGTTTTGTAAAACAACATACACTATTGTGACAAAACTTTTAACACAACAGCTATTGCAATATATAACAAGTTATATTAAAAGGTCAATATGGGATTACCTAAAAAACTAACTGAACAACAAATAAAGTTCGCTAATTTGCTTATTGCTGAAGAAGGTAGAAAGACTGCGACACAATGCGCAATCGAAGCTGGCTATGCAAAAGACTCAGCAAGACAACACGCAAGTAAATTACAAAATCCAAAATTATATCCATTAGTAGTTCAATACATAGGTGAACTCAGAGAAGAATGGCAAAAGAAATATGATGTAACATTTGGATCACACATTACAGAGTTAGCTAAACTTAGAGATGAAGCTAGAGAAAAGAAAGCTTGGTCTGCAGCAGTGAATGCTGAAGTTGCAC